ACCAATATCTTTGAGTCCAAGAAATGGAGAAGATAGAATAGAAACTTATGTATGGAAACTATATCGTACAGAATGGACAGATAAAATATCACCTGGTGAATATCTTGTAATAGTAGGAACAGACCACGATAGGAGACCATCCAAATCAAACTTATCAATAAAAGTAGATGTACTATGACAATAAAATACTTACCAATCTTATTATTAATAAGTGTTGTACATTCCCAAGATGTTAATCAAACATCAAAAATTAAATCATCTACATTCAGAGGTACGCCCTGTGATGATACCGAATACAGAAATTCTAATGGAACGCCTAATTGGAAAAACTACGGAAGATTTTTATCCGAATGTGATTCCTTATCAACAACTTATTTTGATGCTGAGTTTGCTGAAATGGATAAAGTTAAACGAAGAGAACAAGCAACAAAAGATAGTCTTGAACAAATAGAAATAGCAAGTATGGATATAGACGCTGAATTAGATATGGATGCTATGTGGGATAATACGATATGGCAAGAGATAGAAGAAGTCGGTGAAACTATATATGGTGAAGTCGAGCAAGTAACTTCAGTTGCTGGTGTTCGTGGAGCTGAAGCAGAAGATGAAGCACTAAGTTATTTATATTATAGAAGAAGTATGAAAGGTATTGCTATGATAGACTTACAGAGAGCATATGGTAAATTAAAAAATACAAAATCCGAAATCATTAAAACAAATCCAAATCATCCAAAATTAAAAAAAATAAACTTTTTAATATTAGAACTTGAAAATAAAATAAATAAATCGTAAAATCTCCTAAAAAGTCGTGTTGTTTCTGATAATTTAAGATATCTATTATTGGGAGATGATGACACTCCCAATAGAATAATAGTAACTTATCATTTTAAAATAGGAGACACACATGAAGCGATTAATGTGTTTGTTTTCAGCAGTATTAATGGGCTTCGTTTTTGCCCAAGACGTATCACGATTACACACACAACCACAACCAAAAAAACCATTCAAACTCACATACTACGATATCAGACAATATATAGTTGAACAGAATCCACAAGGTAGAATAATTGTAGATTTTTTTATCAATGAAAAGGGAGAAGTAGAGGATCCAAATATTACGGATACTTTTAATATTAATCTTAATGCAGTAGTATTGGCCAAGTTAAACGAAACATCTTATTATCCTGCTACTCAGAATGGAGTACCAGTTAAAATAAGATACACCTTACCAATAGTGTTCAAATGATTGAATACTTTATATTAGGAGTTTTGGCACCTATCTTTCTAAATCTTATGCACTTATGCGTAGGAGTCTATGTTGTATTACAACGAGGAAATATGATGTCGTTAGGATTTACTTGTGTGGGATTTATAACCAAAACCATAGGGATATTATTTCTCACTTGGTTAGGAATAGTTAAGTTTAATATGGACTTCCAAATCTATGTTCCACTATTAACATTCTTTTGGTTCTTTACCCATATAGTAGAGGCTTTCGTAATTAATCATTATATGAATGAGAATGTACCAAAATGGTTACAAGAATTACAACTCAATTAACAAATAACTATTGAGCAAAAAAAAGGGGAACTAATGTTCCCCTTTTTCATTATCCGATAATAGCTATTTACGAAATAAACCCACCAACACCAATAAAGCGACTAATCCAGCGAAACCGGATTCGCCGAAGTTATTTATGATTGATGTCAGGTTACCAATAACATTTACGCCAAAGATTCCACTCCCAAACAATACTTCGCTTACAGCTCCTATTGCTATGAAAGAGGCGAGTAGTTGAGCGATATCGTCTACCCAACCTTTGACTAATGTGATGACTTCCTTCATTAGTTATCTCCCGTTATTTTTTCTTATCATTTAACAAAAAAGGATACTTAACTTCCGTTTTCTGTGTCGAATAAAATCCGACATATATAATTATAATATATACACATTTTCGGTTAGCAATATATATGCATGAAAATTTATGTAATTTTTATGATATTTTATATTTATATAAGAGTTATAACATCTATTTTTAATACAATACAAGGAAATCAAAATGAGTCAGGATTACGAATTATTTGAGGGTAAATCACTATCATCATTATTCAAAGACATTTACGATAATTCCAAACATAATAAAACACAACTTGAGATATTAGTCAAGGAAGTTGCTGGATATATTAAGGATGGGGATATGGCTATTCAGTTAATCCCTATGATAAAAGAATATTTGGAAATCAATGTAAAAAATGATGAACAACTTGTTAAATTAGCAACTGTTGTACAGAGATTGATTGCAGCAGAAGCAAAGGGTGGAAGTGAATCAGAGTATGGATTATCGGAAAAGGAAAAAGAACAATTATTAACAAGTATAGATGATGTGGTTGTGGACTTACAAAAAAAATCAGACAACATAACAAAAGATATTACTACGGCTAAGGAAAATTAATGGCTTGGTCACTATTTAAGAAAGACGATGCTATCGTTCAAGGTGACGGGCCTGTTACTGAACGAGAAGTACGAAAGATAATATCACAAACTCCGGCACCTGAATTTTATGAATTAGAGGCTGCTGAAGTAATTGAATGTTATCTCGATGATGAAGATTTACCATATGTTCCCGAGACGGGCGAAAGAGATTATAGTAAGTATGGATTTGTAAAATGTAGAATGATACTTAGTAGTAATGGAGTACACGATACAGTAGAGGCAGGACCTATGGATTCAGATATTAGGTCTTATCCTTATCCTGGTGAATATGTAATCATTTGTAAATATATTGACCAATTTTTTTGGAGTCAAAAATTAAATTTACGGAATAGATCAGATTCCAATATACTTCCTGGTTTAAGTAATGTACAACATGCATTTGCAAAAGAAGATTATAAAACTAATTTACCACCGATAGAAAACACTCAAATAAGAGCACTTAATGCGGAAGAGGGTGATATAACTCTTGAGGGTAGATTTGGAAATTCAATTAGGTTAGGTAGTAATGTTAAACAAATTAAAACAAAAGATGGTGTAGATGAATCTACTGGAAAGTTTTTTTCACCAAGTGTAATTATAAGAGCAGGTCAAGGTCAAACTGAAACGGCCAGATTTAAACCTGTAAAAGAAAATATAAATTTAGATGGTAGTTCCTTATGGATGACAACTAACCAAACTGTACCACTTGAACAACATAAAAGTAAAATTCAAGATGTTGATCCTAAAACATTTGACGGAAAACAAATATTAATAAATACAGATAGGATAGTTTTTAATTCCAGAAAAGATGCATATTTATATTCATCAAATGATATAAATTTAATTAGTAAAAATAGAATTGTATTGGAGGGACATGAAAGAGTTTATCTTGGTAATGCTCCCAAAGAAGGTGAAAGTGTTGGGTGGGCAGGACCTAGCGACAATCCATCAATTCAACCGGCACTAAAGGGTGACCAAACAATGATAATTATTGAGGCATTGATTGGATATATAAAAGAATTTGCAGTTGGTATTATGCCGGCTAAAGGTACTTGTGTAAATTTTGTAATTCCAATATCAGATATAAACACATCTGCCGCTGGTTTAATTTCAAGTTTAAATTCATTAAAAACTCGATTAGATGAACCAAAAAGTGATGTAGTATTCGTAGGGGATAAGAGGTAATATAGATGCCAGTAAAATGTAGATCAATCGGTGGACAGAGAGTAACATTGGGACCAGGAGAACCAATAATACCTGGATGCGAACTTATAGATGGAAGTGGAATCTTTGTAAACAAAGAAGAATTTCCAATGATGTTTGCGGAAGTAAATGGTGTGGCAGGTGATAATGGTGCAGTAGTAATATGGCCTGATACGGGTAATGATTTACTTCAATATGGTAATGGAGAAACAGTTCCAGCTGGTACGGTACTTCATGTTGGGTGTGTAATAGAAAATGGTGAATTAAAATGTGCACCATATACTACACAAGACACTTCGGTTTCAGCTGGTAATGATGGTAGTAAAAAAACAAGTGGTGAAGATATAGATGGTGAAACTGATAGAGGTGGATTTTGTGCTGGTTCAGGAAATGTATATGATACATCAAAAGATGAAGATTTTCTTAATCAATTAGTAAATTTTGAAATACCAGATTTAGAAGCATTTGCACTAACTGGATTTACTGCAAAAATACAAGAGATGATGGGTAAACTTAACGCCGTATTAGGTAAACTAAATGGTGAAGTAGATAAGATAATGGCTAAAGCTGTTATTGATCCTGAAGATGTTTGTAGACCACCATTAACAGATATTATACGAAACCTTTTAAAATTAATGGCAGCCATAATGAAAATTATGCCTGTACTACAAAAGATAATACAAGTTATAAAAGTTATTAGAAAGGTCATAAAGTTAGTTAGAAAGATTTTAAAATGGACACCACCATTTGTTGTACCGATTATTGAAGCATTAATGAAGGTATTAAACATTATGGGATTAGTAGATATGTGTGTTTCAATATTAATAAAAACAGTTGGAAGATTTACAACAATAATACCAATATTACAAGCACAACTAATGAGTATTTTAGCACAATGTGCAGGACAAGTTGCCGGTGAGATGACCAAAGAGGAATGTGAAGCAGCTGGTGGTACTTGGATAGAACCACAAGACTTAGCAGATTTACAAGATATGTATGAGAAGATATCGGATGGATCAACAAGTTTAGATGTAGATGAAAGTATAGGGTTCTGTTCCATAACAGAACATTTAGATAAAAAATCCTGTGAGGATGCAGGTGGTGTTTGGACTGATTTAGATACAGACACAGATTTTGATGATGTAGATACTTCCGCTTTATCAGATGAATTAGCAAAACAAATGGAAGAGTTGGATAGGTGTTTCGCAGACAAAGACTTAGAACCCTATCTAAGAGGTTTTTAAAAAAAGGAGATAATAACCATGAAGAAACAAGAACTAATAAAGATAATTGAATTAGTAGTTCGCAAAGAAGTGAAGAAACAGGTAAATGAGATATTTATTAAAGAGAATAAAAAAGTTCATGAGCCATCATTAACTGAATTAGTTTCAGAACCAATCACTCAAGTTGCAACCAAACCTAAAAAGGCAGTACACTACACGGATAATCAAGAACTGAATAGAGTTCTTAATGAAACTGCAGGTGGAGTTCCACAAGGTGAAGGTGGATATGAAACTATGGGTGGGGGAACTTATGATACTTCAAAAATGGGTGAACTTTTAGGATATGGAAATGTGGCAGATAAAGAAACTAAACGAAAAGTTGCAGCAGTTGATACGATTAAAAAGGCTGGTGTGAATGTAGAACAAGTTCCTGACCATGTTCAAAATGCATTAACTAAAGATTATTCTAAAGTAATGAAAGCTATTGAACAGAAAAAAGGTGGAACGAACTTTCGTCCATAGTGAGGTAAATAATGGCATTAGATAAAAAGTTTTTAAAGTATAAACTTGAAAAAATTAAAAATGATAGAATATTTAAAGACCAAGATACAGAAACCAAACGGAGAATAAGAAAAGAAAATGCTGAAGTTGCTAAGGAAGAAGCAGACGCTATACATTCTTATTTAACTGGAGAAGATGAGGTAGATAAACTTGATAATCAATCTTTCTTAGAGAATAGAGCACCAGGTAATTTGTTTTTAATACCGAAAAGAGTTACGAGAGGAAAGAAAACTGAGTGGCAAGGTGATTTAAATATCAGACAAGTTCAGTCTGATCCTAAAACTAAAAGGACAACACTATCAAGATTATTAAAAAGGTTTAAGACTATATCATCTGCAAATCTTGATTCGGCCAAACAGATAAAAATATTTGGAAATATTTTTAAGAAGTTAAATATTATTTTTAATATGACAGAATTAAGAATTGATGGTATTATAAATTCAATAGGATATAGAACACGAGTAGGTAAAGAAGAACATACAGGAATATCAGAGGACTTTAGAGTAACCGATACTACTGAAAATACAGATGGAACTCTATCATATGTTCGTAAAAGAATTATAGTAAAGAACGGATTAATTGTCGGACAAGAGATAATAAATCAATAGGAGAATGTAAATGGGAGCTAGAGAAAAAGATTTAAATCCAGATGTCTTTATAGGACTTGAACTTCCTATGGGATATTCCGATACTGGTTTTTTTAAACAAACTAAAACTACACTCCAACAGGCAAGACATAATATTATTAATTTGTTAAAAACAATTCCAGGTGAAAGACTTGGACAGCCAACATTCGGTTCAAATCTACATACCAAATTATTTGAGCCAATGACAGAAGATTTTAATGATGAATTAGAAGATTCTATTAGAACATCATTAAATAAGTGGTTGCCTTATATAAACATTAAAAAAGTAGAAATAAAACAACCAGAATATAATGTTAATAGAGTAAATATTGCAATAGATTTTGGATTAGCGTTTGAACCCAATAGATTTGAAAGTGTTTCTATAAATTTTGATCAGTTTGAATCAGCCGTGAAACAATAGGAGAATATAAATGGCTAAGAAGAGTGTCAGTAAAGACGTAAAATATTTAAACAAAGATTTTTCTGCGTTCAGAGATGGATTGATTGAATTTTCAAAAACTTATTTTCCAAATACCTATAATGATTTTAATGAATCAGATCCAGGTATGATGTTTATAGAAATGGCATCATATGTCGGTGATACATTATCATATTATATGGATGAGCAATTTAAAGAAAGTATGTTATCTTTTGCGGAAGAAAAGAAAACTATATATGAAATTGCACAAGGATACGGATATAAACCAAAACAATCATCTCCTGCTTCTGTAATTCTTGATGTGTACCAAACTGTACCTGCACGAACTGATATAACAGATTCAGATGGGAGACGACCACCTGATGAAGATTATTGTCTTAATATTTCTGCGGGAATGAAAGTAACTTCTAACAATGGAACTTTGTTTAGAACTGTAGATGATGTAGTATTTTCAGATTCAAGTTCTATGAGTCCACGAAACGCTTCTATAGCAGAAGTTGATGATGAACAGAATATTTCTAAATGGTTACTACGAAAATCAGCTAAAGCTGTTAGTGGAGAAGTTGCTACTGAATTTATAACTGTTGGAGAAGCTGAAAAATATAAAAGAATAGCTCTGGCACAATATCCAGTATTAGAAATACTTTCAGTAACAGATAGTGATAATAACACATATCATGAAGTTCCATTTTTAGCACAAGATACGGTATATGCAGACTTTCAAAACAATACAAAAAATTCACCTGACTTGGTTGAGGGTAGAAATTTTGCACCTTTTCTTTTAAAACTTATAAAAACATCTAAACGATTTAAAACTTATATAAGACCAGATGGTAAGTTGGAAATGAGGTTTGGTTCAGGAGTATCATCTACTTCAGATGAAGAACTTATTCCAAACCCATCAAGTGTTGGTTCTAATTTACCAGGAACACCAAGTTTTCTTGATACAGCATTTGATCCTGCTAATTTTTTAAATACAGAAACATATGGTCAATGTCCAACCAATACAACTCTTACAATTAAGTATTCGTATGGTGGTGGGATAGAAGATAATTCACCTTCCAATTCAATTATTAACATTACTGAAAAGTCTGCAGTAGTAGATAGTTCATCTGAATTAAATGCAAGTTTAGAAACTCAAACATTAAATTCTGTAGCAGTTTTAAATCCAAATCCAGCAACAGGTGGTAGTGGAGCTGAAACACTTGAGGATGTTAGAACAAATGCACTTGGATATTTTCAAGCACAAGGAAGGGCAGTAACTAAAGATGATTTTATAACTCGTGTTTATTCATTACCAGCAAAATATGGTAATGTTGCAAAAGCGTTTATGTTACAAGATGAACAAGTTGCGGGAACAGGCCAAAACACAGGTGATCCAACATTTCAACCTAATCCATTAGCATTAAATATTTATATGTTAGGATATGATGGTAATAAAAAATTAGTTCAATTAAATAACGCTGTCAAAGAAAATATACAAATTTATTTATCTCAATATAGAATGATGACAGACGCAGTACAACTTAAAGATGCTTTTATTTGTAATATAGGTCTTGATTTTGCAATCTATACCAAAAGGGGATTTAATAAACATGAAGTGTTATTAAATTGTGTAAATAGATTAAAAGAATATTTTAATATAGATAGGTGGCAAGTTAATCAACCTATAATTTTAGCAGATATAGTATCTGAAATATTATCAGTTGAAGGAGTTGCTACAGCAGTCAAACCTCGTGAAGATAGTGAAGAACTAATTCAAATAAATAATAAGTGGGGAACACAAGGAACTCGTATTTATTCTGATAACATATACGATGTAACATCCGCAACATTTAATGGAGTTGTTTATCCGTCAGTAGATCCTGCAACATTTGAAATCAAATACCCTGATAATGATATTCGAGGTAGGGTAATGGGAGACTTATAATGCATTATTTTGAATACGCAACAATAGATACAACATTATATGAAGTAAGTTCAAGTATGAATACTGGACTCGATGAGATACTTGAAGTCAGAAAAGATATGAATGCAGATGGTTCTGTTATTCATACCTCAAGAGCATTAATTAAATTTAGTACAGATTTTATATCAGACTCAATTAATTCAGGTTTAATAACTTCATCATCAAGAACAAGATTTTATTTAAATTTATACGATGCTAATTCAGAAGCATTAAATGTATCACAAACTTTATATGGATATCCTGTAAGTCAATCTTGGGAAATGGGTAGTGGATATGCACAATCTAATCCTATCATAGAAGATGGAGCCAGTTGGAAATGGAGAGATGGGGTTACTCGAAAAACTCAATGGAATGAAGTTTCACAATCAGGAGGAACTTGGTATAGTGGAAGTTCATATGAAGCATCTCAATCATTTAACCATGAACCTGCTGATTTAAGAATGGATGTAACTGATATTGTGTGGAAGTGGCATCATGGAACAATTCCAAATGAAGGATTTATGATAAAGAGAAGTGGTAGTATTGGTAATGTAGATTCGAATGTAGAAGAAGGAAATACTACAAGATATGGAAATTTTATTTTCTTTAGTAGAGAAACAAATACAATTTATCAACCCAAGTTAGAAGTAGTTTGGGATGATTCATCTTGGTCAACTGGTTCACTATCATCATTAAGTTCCGATAATTTACAAGATATGGTCGTGTATATGAGAGGGTTGAGACCAGAATATAAAGAAAATTCAATAGTAAAATTTAGAGTCAATGGTAGAGAAAGGTTTCCTGAGAAAACGTTTTCTACAAGTGGATATTCAACAGGATACACAACCGTAAAAACTTTACCAAGTGGAAGTTCATTTTATGAAATTAAAGACGCCTATAGTGAAGAAGTTGTTATTCCATTTGGAAGTGGTTCTAAACTTAGTTGTGATTCAACTGGAAACTATTTTAATTTTCGGATGAATGGGTTACAAGCAGAAAGATTTTACAGAATAAATTATAAAATAGTTAGTGGAAGTGGAACATCAGATGAAACTGTAGAGTTTTACGATGAGAAACATTCATTTAAAGTAGTGAGATAAAAGATGCCATATTCAAAAGACGAATTAGAAGAACTACCATTCTATCAGAGTATTACAAGTAGAGATGAAGTTAAATATTTAGAGATGATAAATAAGAAAACTGAAGATGGTCAAATTGTAGATGGTATTTTAAAAGATAAAAAGGGTGAGAAAATTATATTATTTGAAAAAATAATACCAGGACAAGGAACTGATGAATCAAGTCATCCTCAAAATCACACTATACAATGGAATGAAAAGTACTTTAAGTATGAACGAACAGAAGAAATTAATAAAATAATCAAAAGAGAATTTACGGAATTCTAATGGCAACTAAAAAACAACTTACACTCGATCCTGTTTCAGGAAAGTTATCAAGATTATCAGAAAAAGATTTACCATTAATTGCAATTGATGGGTTACATGATGGTGATCCTGTATTACCATTTGGTACATCACCAAAGGACATAATTGAATATTGTGTTTATGATACTGATGATAATTACATAGCCTCAGGAGAACTTCAATCACCCTTACCTCAACATTTAGATGTAGGTGCTCATGTTAGAAATCTTGGATATGAACGAGGGGTATACAAAGTAGTATATAATTTTTTAAGAAAAATAGGTGGTTCAGAAAAAGTTGTTTTAACTAAAAAATCAGATAAGAGTATTTTTAACGGCCAGTTCATGGTGGAGCCTAATGGTAAGATATTGGCTTCACATAATCCTATGCCTGATATAGAACCAAATTTAGAAGTTCCATTATTGGATGATGACCAAAAACAGATAGAACTCTTGGTACAAGATGACAAATATTGGATACAAGAAATTTCACCATCAAGAACTGAAATTAGATTAAGACCTAATCCAGCTATAGTTGATTTAGACGCATATGAAAAATTTAGATTATTAGGATTTACTTGTTTATCATTCTCTGATGTAAGTGGTGACTCACATATTACATTTAGTAATGATGGAAAAGTTGCAACAATTCAGAATAGTACTTTATCACTTAGTCAGGCAATGGTAGGTGGAACTCTTAAAATAAGAGACGCGTTTATTATAGATTATGAAGATATAGATGAAGTAATATCAAGATATAGTCCAATAATAGATACCATACCAATTCCTGCAATACAAAATTTAGTAACAAACGGACATTTTTCAGATACAGACGCCGATGGACTTGGTAATAATGTCGGTGGATTTGTAAGTAAAGCAAACTCTACTACTATAATTAAAGATTTTCCAAATCCAGGAAATAGTAGATATGTTTTACAGAGTGATGGTTCAATAGGAGACGATAATGATTATCGGATTCAATTAAAAGGGATTCCTGGTGAAAGTTATATAATTAGTTGTTGGGTACATTGGACAGACCAATGGTCAAGTGCTAATTCATTATTTCGTGGTTCAACTGCAGAAGGTGGAGAACCAAGAACTTTTGACGATGCCGATAGAAAAGAATTTGATACACGATACTTATATGATGCTCAGATGGGAGAAAATGGTGGAACAAGGGAATGGAAAAGATTATATAAAAATGTTACAATACCACCAAGTTCTACTGATGGAAGTTTACTAATATGGTTAGGTGATACTCCTGAAGTTACTAATTTTAATATTGGTGCATATAGATACATTACAAATATTCAAGTTGAAGCTGGTAGTGTAAATGGAGAACCAAGTCCATTTACGGTCACCGAAAGGGTAGAAGAATCAGATGCAGCTGTAACTGGATTAATTAGATTTATAGAAGATGATAAAGTTCAAACGGTATTAGCCGATGAAGATAATGGATTTACCGATGCAATGATAGATGGTACACTTACTATTAAAGATGCATATGTTATAGATGAAGCTTATACTCAAACAGAACAATTAGTTGTAATTGATGATATACCATTAAAGAATCCAGACGCATCAGATATTTTAAAAGATGAAAGAGAATTTAGAGTAAGTCCTTATCACGGAAGTAATACAGATAATAGAATTTGGATTAGGGCTGATAACTACTTTACCATAACTGCCTTTGACTCTCAAAATAATCCAAGTGAAGTTGGATCATCCGAAGGTATATCAGGAGCATATTTAGAATCATATGAATTTGCACTACCAAGTAATTTAGCAAGATTAGAGATACAGACTCGTGAGTTAACAGGAGAGGCTGGATTACTTGCAAGAATTAATTGGAATGGAACTATAGTTAGAACGGGTGATGGTCAATCTTCTTACGGAGATGAAGTAAATGATTGGAAACGAGACCAATATGGTGGTTCGGATGAAGTTGATGCACCAATCAATACTGTTTCTTCAGGACCATTTCGAATAATAGCTAATTCAGCAGATGTTACTGATTTAGAGTGGAGAAGAAGTAATAAAAGTACAAGAGGATCACATGGAAAACTAAGGGGTTCTGATTGGGTTTGGGCAACAACAAGAGCAGATAATCAAAATTTAATTTGGGAGTGGACACCAGAAAGTTCTGTAACTGAGTTTATTTGGCAGTATCCGGATCCAATTTTATACTCCGATGCAGTAAAACCTTCTGGATGGTCAGATGGATTTAACTCATTTAATTGGGGTGGTTCTAATATGGATGCAATGCTTACACGGACAAGGTGGCATAGTGGTTGGTTAGGACATCATGCAAAGTGGGTAAATGGTGATGGTGAATTTGGTGGAGTAGCCATGAAATTTATTGACCAAAATAGTGAGTTTGGTACTCCAAATTGGATTGATTATGTAGGTGATCATAAAACAGGATTTGTACCTTTCGATACAACTCAACCTACTACATTAGCACATAGATGGTTGGGTATTTCTCAAACATTACCACACTCAATGGCAGCTCAAGGAATACAAGTAGGGGATAGAATTACAATTTCTTGGAATCAGAAATCAGATACACCAAATAAAGGTGCAATGGTTGGATTACACCACTATAAGAAAACAGATGGGAATCCATATTGGGGAACTACTGATAGAATTAGTGGAGATAATCCTGCTACATTAGACGAAGGTAGTCTGTCCGCATATGAATATGAATTTAGAAGATACAAACCAGTTTCACAAGTTGGACAATGGGAACGAGTATCTTATACTGGTATAGTTGAAGAAAATTGGGATTTAAATAAAGCAACTTCTATTTACATTTACGGACATTATGGTCCAGAGGGAATTTTATGGTGTGAGGATGTTAAAATTGAATTAACAACTTTAGATGAATCTATTGAAGCAACACCATTAACTACTGATTTAATTGCAAACATTGTATCAGTTGATGGGGATACCGCAACATTAAATACCACATATCAAAATTTAGCACCTGATGGTACAATAACTAATAATGAGCTCAACATTCAATCTTTTAGTGATTTTGCAAGTTTTCATGTTGATTACACTTCATCATTAGGTGAAACCGTTCCAGTATATGGTTCACTTAGAGGTGACATATCACAGATAGTCGGAAATAATATTTTCCTTACTGATAGTTATGCAGAACTTGGTTTTGCAAATAATCATGATTTTGAAAATATGTTAGATGTAACAATGGAGTCATCATTTACTAATTGGTTTATTCAATATCCAAATGATAGTAGTCAAGATTTAAGTAAATTACTTAAAACTGGACCTAACACATTTAATTTAATATCTAATTTTAAAATTGATACCCAAACCTATACTGATTATCCACATGCAATAGTTTATAAATTATATGAACCACTCTCACCTGATATTAATGAGAAAGATTATACTACGGTAGTTAGAGAAATGATTCCACCAATTGAGGAAACGATTCAATTGTTTCCATTCGTTGAAGAAGAAATTAGTGATATAGTTTTAAGAACTCCAGAATTTGGAAACTTAGATTCGGGAATAGGTCAAGGTATAACTGAACTTCAAAATTATAATAATTTAGTTTCAAATGATCCTGGAATTAAAGAGGGAATTGAAAATGAAGTAATTAGTGGAAGTTTGACCGCAGACATTAATATAGATTTTGGTCAATTTGAAAACTTTATTCATTTCAGTTCTGCCGAACAACGACTTAGAAATTTTAAATATAAATTAGATTTAATAGAATCATATACAGACAAAAGTGCTTCATTATCAGGCGCAGGTAGTGGTTCAACTGGTAGACATAAAGTAAAGGCAGATCCCGGAGCAGGTGCATATCTTGGAGTTCAAGATTCAGTTTCAAGTCATCCGTCATTTGTACCAGTAAGTGGTTCTGTTACTCAAATAAACCATTGGGAAAATTTAAGACGAGAAGTCATTACTAATTTTGATAAATTTGAAAAATATATGTTCAACGAAAGTTCTTCTTTGGCAACTTCATCACTTGGTTTAAGTTTTGATAATACATGGCCTAAAGAAAGTGGTGGGGGAACATATTCAAGTCCATATGTAAATTATAGAACAAGTCAATCTGTGGCAACTACTTGGTATGACAATCAAATAATTTCTGCATCTGATTTTGATAAAGATAATAAGCATAGATTACAAGGTCATCTTCCAATGTTTGTTCAAGATGATTCTTCAAATAGTGTAATGTTAAAATTTGTAGATATGATAGGACATCACTTTGATGACATTTGGGTATTCATAAAGGCTATGACAGATGTTCACGATAAAAGAGATAAACTTACAGAAGGTATTGCTAGAAATTTATTACATCCTGTAGCAGCATCTCTTGGGTGGGAAGTACAAGATGGTAAAGATTTAATATCACTACCACAATATATGTTTGGTATGAGTGTAACTGGATCTGAAAAGCCTGTAGAATATTCTATAACGCCCGATAAAGATATATCAAGAGAAATTTGGAGTCGTATTGTAAGTAACATTCCATACTTCTTAAAAACAAAAGGTACTTCAAGAGCTATTAAGGGATTAATAAGTTGTTATGGTATACCATCAAGTGTTTTACGAGTTATGGAGTATGGTGGACCTAAGTTACCTGGACAACCAGATGATTTTCTAATAACAAGAAAATTTACAAAGGCATTAGATTTCTTTGGTGCACCTAATAACACATATGTACAATATAATGCATGGACTCCATCAGTATCAGGTGACGCACCAACAAATAGAGTACCAGATACAATAGAATTTAGATTTAAAGCTGATAGTGGTTCAAATCAAGTATTAGCAAGACGAGATAAAGATTGGGCAATTAGATTAAAAGATAATGGTTCATCAGATAGATATGGTCATGTATCATTTATGTTAAGTGGTAGTAATGGATATAATGAAGTTTCTTCATCTGAATTACCTGTTTATGATGGAGAGTTTTGGTCTGTAATGTTAACACGAACCACAAAGAGTGGTGGTGTCTTATCAAGTGATACTGGTAGTCAAGATGTTAATTACACCTTACATACTAAACAATACGATTCGGGTAGAAGTAAAATAATTTATGAATCAGAAGAAGTCTTATTGATAAGTGGTTCTATGTCAGCAGCTTCTGCATCTTATAATATAGCATATTCTGGAAGTGCAACAACAGTAACCATAGGTGGTCCTGAAGAAAATTCAAACTTCGGTGAATCATTTAGTGGTTCTATGATGGAGTTTAGAAATTGGACAACACCACTTGGTGAAACTTCATTTGATAATCATGTAGCCGCACCTATAGCATTTGATGGTAATTCACCGTCAGCTTCTTATTTGGATTTAGTTACTCGATTTTCATTTGATGATAATAAAGATTTAAGTATAGGTGCTAATCAATGGTTTCAAGATGCATCAGCTGACCAAACATATACTTCATCTGCAGAACCATATAATTATACATCTGGTTTGGGAAGTCATTTTTCATCAGTAGTAGATGAAACAAAATTAAAAACTCCAAACTTTGGACCAAGTACCTTTTCATCAAGAAAAATTAGAATTGAAGCTGACGAGAGAATTGATAAGGTTGGTAATCCAGTATTAAAATTCGGAGAAAGTATAACCGTACCTGCATATGATAACGCACCAGTAGATAGTAATAAACTCGGAATATTCTTTTCACCATCAGCTGCAATTAATGAAGATATAATAAGTTCAATGCCAAATATTGATTTTGATCAATATATTGGTGATCCTCGTGACCAATATAAGGAGAGATATACTTCTTTATCAGAGGCCAGAAATTTATATTGGAAGAAGTATTCAGGACCTAATAACTTTTGGGATTATTTAAGATTATTAAAGTATTACGATAGTTCATTATATAAACAAATTAGAACATTAATACCTGCTCGTGCAAATGCTACAGTTGGTATATTGATAGAACCTACTATACTTGAACGTGATAAAGTCATTATAGGAAAACGACCTACATTTGAACCACAACATCATACTACATTTATAGAAACACAAGGTTACATTTCTGAAAGTGCACAACACCAATTGTTTGAACAAAATATTAATTGGTCTAATCCATTTGGAATAAACAAACATAAAATGGAAACTGGTTCATATTTATCTTCATCTGCACAATATGAGGTACATGAGGTTAATTTAACTTATACAGATCCATTTAGGGTTAATTATTATACACAACAGAGTGGTTCAGAACCAAGAGGATTTATATCAGCATCTGCTGAAGATGTAACACCTTGGGGATTAAATACAGTACCTTTAAATTTTTACGATCCATTTAGGTTAAATAATAAAACACAGAATACTGGATCTGGAGTAGAATTATCAGCAGAACTTATTTCGTTTCAAGCACCAAGTCATACTTTTTCAGAGATGGCATCTGGTACTGGTTCATTTGTATTGAAACATATATTAGAAAGACCAGCTTTATATGATATAGGTGACCAAGATTTTAGTGGATGGTATGGAACTGATTATCTCGGTTCAACCATACAACAAGGTAGTGTTAAGGTAATATTTGAAGAAGTAGTTCAACCACGAATAGAAGAAAATGTACTTTCTCTAAACAATATGGAAACAATGTTCTTTTATGGTTCACAAGAAAGTGCCTCTTTACATAAACCTAATTCATCAAGTTTTATATTATCTGATTTTGATAATAAATGGGATGAAGCATTAGGAACTGATAGATTATTTTATGTTGGGTGTGTACAAACAGACAATACAACAATAGTTGATCCGAATTCGGATTATATTGAAGATTCACCTGCATTTGAAACATTCCTCGTTTCACCTACCAAGTTGGTAACGGGAGATAAAGCTACAACTAAAATGGATGTTAAGAAGAAATAATGACAAAAACTTAAAAGGATTATATTTATATTAGATACAATTAAGTTATAACAAAACCAATCTATAAAAATAAAAAATCCGTACATAGGAGAACAAAAAATGGGATATTTAAATAATACAAGCAGAATATTAGACGCTATATTGACAAAGAAAGGTCGAGAGATTTTGTCAAGTGGTGGAGATTTTGCGGTAACGAAATTCGCACTTGGTGATGATGAGGTAGATTACTCCTTATGGGATACTACACACACAAGTGGTACTGATCACTATGGTGCAGTAATTGATAATTTACCTGCACTCGAACCTTTCAACGATCCTTCAG